CTTATTTGAAACAGAAAGTAGATCCATATCGATTGTAGCAGACGTCTCATTTATCGTTAATGCGAATTTTCCACCTTCCTTGTTAGCTACATCAAGCAACCCAAAAAAGGTATGCCCAGGCATTAGATAAAATGTTTGTTCTCCGGCCATCTTGTTCTTTGTCGGTGTCTTTTTTTCTTCAGTCATTTTGTATCCTTTTGTAAAAAGAATCCTAGGAAGAGATAATTCTCTCCCTAGGATTTAGTTATTGGTTAAATAGCAGTTGTTCTAGCCAGTTGACCGATTGTTGCGTCTACAGCAATGGTCGTCTGGGCGGGGAGAACGATCTGGTTAGGGATAGTTCTAATACCCTTAAGAACTGCAACACCTTGACCATCACTCTTGACAGCGAGATCATATCTTTCCCTCATCTTGATATAGAGGAGGTCAGAGTAAAACTCGTTGTGGCGGAGTATCTGGAGCGGTTCATCATCAACGAAGAAACCCAGTTCATCTCTGTCAGCCATTATAATGTCGGCAGCCTGTGTAGCCGGATTGAACGGCATGAAGGGCGTAACCACCATTGAGAACGGTGCGAAGAAATAATCAGGGATTACGGGGGACGAATTCATTCTTTGTGAATATGCCCCAAGCGCTGAGGGTGTTCCAACATTCGCGCTGGAGGGAGTAATATTCCTGCCAGTCCCCATGCCAAGTCCACCGGACTGTGTGGGCCACGGATCTTTCTGTGCGGGATTACCATTCCATGTTGCGAAGAAGGTGCCTCCACCATTATTAAGAGCAAACATTCTAAGGACTGGATCCTTAACGAACATAAGCCAAGTAAGGGGGTGAAGGATTAAAAGGTTAGGCGTAAACCCGTTGTACAGAAGTACCGAATAGGCATCAAAGATGTCATCCGCTATAATACTTCCATTGGCTGCGGCCAAAAGGTTGCGGCCCTGGGTAATGCCAAAAATTGAGTTAGTGGGAGTATCATTATCATGTGTCACTACACCTACATTTGCAAGGTAGTTAAAGATCTTTCGCTCTTTAAAACGTGATAATGCTCGCGTTGCCGAGCGGGTATGAAGCCCTACGACATCATAACCCGAGGCATAACGAAGGACTTCCTCCGTAAACTTCATTGCCAGACCTGACTTCCCAGTGCCTGAAATTACCGTACCACCAGCAAGCTGGATACGATATTCAGGAAATTCTTCACCTTCAGCCAGATCGAACGGACCGTCAATTGCTCCTTCAGCCGGGAGATGGATTGTCTGACCCGGTTGATATTGGATATGGGTCAAGAGAGACTCACCGACCAAAATAGGTTCGACAGCTTCTGCAATCTGACGATTAATTATCTGCGGAAGAAATTCCTGAGCTTCCGGGACTGTTAATGCATCAAGTTGGTTCTTAAGACATGTCTTTTCCTTTTCTGGGGTAAGACCTTTATTGGTCCATGTATAATCGAAAGCACCGAAGCTATCTTTCATATCTTCGGGTATCGGTCTTCCAAAGGAGAGGTCATCTTTTCGACGAATATCATTAGCCATGGTAATGCTCCTTATCTTGTTGTGAGGTTAACGTGAATAACACCTGCCGTGGTATTGGCAAATGTCATAACATCGGGCAATCCACCAGTAGCGGAACCAGGCATTTGATCCAGAGCAGTAAAGGCGTTACCTGTACCAGCCGGATACCTAGTTTTTACGCTGCTCAGGTAGCCTACATTTGTAACTGTCTCAATTCTTATAACCTGACCTATGATCATGGGATAAATCCCGGAACCATCCGTCATGCAAAGATTTGACCTTACGTTGTAGGTAACCATGTCGCTATGCATTACCGCTTGAGGGATCCCCTCAAAGACTGCTATCCCACCAAAGACAGGATCATAAGTCTCAACCATTGCATATTCACAGACATAGTCGCAGAGAATCGCAACTTGCCTTTGGGGGGCATAGTTATGATCTCTTTGTTCTGTCGGACTATACACTAGTCGAGTCGAATCTGTTTTCCCATCTGGGGTAAGACTATCATACGGTGAGCGGAAATAATCCATAAACGCTACACCGGAAGCCCAACCAATATCGTCGTTCATCGTACCGACGGCTCGATCAACAGTACCTGTGGCACCCGTGACCGTCCCATCATTATAAATGAGTGACGCTATTACAGCTTCACCAGCCACAACCGCATTACCATTCGCATTGATAACACCGGCTGCTACATCAACAGCAGTATAAAGAACTTCAGCACCGGCTGTAGTACCAGCCGCAATGACAGCTTCCATATCAATCTTTAGTCCAGCAGGAACTACGAAGCCGCCTCTATTAAAAGCAACTACTTTACCTGTTGAAACACAGACATCTTGGTGTGTCTTTGAGGTCTGGCGAACAATCGGCAGCCAGGGAGGTACACCCGCTCCGATGTACGGTCGAATACCAGGATCCTTCTGTACATTGGGAGTGATTGTATCTACTAAGTTCGGAAACCGCCTGTGGTTTGGAGTATACATACGCATATCCTGTCTCCTTATTTAGAACCAGGCAGAGTATAATTCTCGGGAACCATATGTCTCTGCTTGTAAATTTCAAGCAGATTTTCCCCTCTACCGTTGTTAATTGCATCTCTAAGATCGTCATCAATCGCAGGTTTCCGTTCTACCTTGGAAGTAGAACCATCCGTCCCTTCACCCGTAGGATCAGCAACCGGATCAGCCTCAGTCCCTTTCTTAGGGGCTTTAGCACGGAGTTCTGCAATTGTATCACTGAGTTGTTTATTCTCTTTATCTTTAAGACTTTCTTTCATCTTATCTTCGTCTACAGTTTCACCAATAGACTTAGTAAGAAAGCTAATCTCAGAGATATTTCGATCTTTCAACTCGGCAACAATCTTAATACTTGAATCTTCAGCATCTTTTAATTCAGCCTCAGCATCTCGTACCTTTTCCTGAAGCAGCTTGATCTCGGTGGCCCTCTTTGTGGAGGTGCCAGCAGACTCATTGTCTGCATCTTTCTTTAATGCCTTCTCTCTTTTATCAAGAGAATCCTTTAGATAAGAAATTACATTCTTATCTTCCGTATCACTCTTAATAGCATCGAGCATTTTTCGACACGCTTCAACGTGTGCGAGATCATGGGCCGGGAATGTACGATTAGCCCCGACAAACTTGTCTTCGGACAGAGCGTTGAGAACGTCTCCACCGATTATACAGTCTTTGTCAAGGTGCTCTGCAAGGACTGAGTAATTAGTCACTGAATTAGACATTATTCGTGTTAATTCACTCATCAAAAATTCTCCTTCAGAATCTGAATCGTTATTACCAATTGGACAACCTAATGCTTCCGCTTTCCTCAAAATACAACTCTGTATCGCATCTTTATCACCGGATCCTTTATATTGATCAAGTAATTTAAATGCGGCTTTGGCATGAGCATGATCTGGAACGGGAAATGATCGACCCGGGCCACAGAATGTTTTTGTTGAAAGTTTTCCACGTTCAGCTGTCGTCAAAACTTTATCTTTATCATCAATCAAAGATGCCAATTCTTCATAATGAAGTTCTTCGAGATCTTCATCATAGCCATTATCAGCATCAGTATTTTCGTCGGGGAGCGGCAATTCTTTTTTCTCCAAATCCGTCTTCTGTTTCTTATCATAGTCTGGATTTTTAAATTCGTCAATGATTATCGGGACATCGCAGAGTTTGAGATTATCAGTTGCCATCTTTATCCCACTATCCTTATCAGAGATATATAGGAATGGATGAGATCCGCGGTTATCTGTAAGCTTGGGGGACTGTTCATTATCAATCGTGAAGTCTTTGTCAGCATCGGTACTGTCATTTACAATCTGAGAATATTTAAGGGCGGGGACATGGGCAACACTATATTCTTTAAAATCATATCCCGGGTCACCCCAAGGGACGTAAGAACAGAACCCCTCATTACAATTGGCGTCTTCATCAAGATCGTCTTTTGAATAGAATTTCCCAGGGGTGTGCTCACAATACTTCTGCCCCATGTCTACTCCACATGTAGAACAATAGGCATGAGTGAAAGAGAACCTGGAAGAGCCAGTGACGATCCTACCGTCTAATATCTGTTTAATAGTGTCGGGATCCAAGACTTCAATATTCCCACGAAGCCACCCAAGTCCTCGAAAGTCCTTGTCCTTAACTTGTAGTTGATACATCGAATCAACAGCTGCAAGTACTTTTTTAATGTCACTCGACATAAAGTCAGACACTCCGTCAACTCCCTGATAATTCCTAGAATTATCCATGTATTTGACTTTCCTAACTCTGCCTAATGCTCTGCCAGTATCATCGTGGCAGTTAAGGAATGGAGCGTTATATGGAGTCGTCCATGTGCTCATACCCTTCTTCATCCATGTGGGATGATATAGACCCATCTTCCTTGTAATAAAACCAGAATGGGTAAGGTCAAAGACAGCGTTTAATTTATGACCTGTCTCAGAACTTGAATCTTTGGTCTCTAGGAAAAATCTAGTGGGGTCTTCTATTTTTATGGGTATTAAATCAATAAAATCAATTACATCATTAAGCATAGTTCTCACCTATTAAGTCTTTTATTCTTCTAATAAACTTCTCTCTGATAAGCGAGCGCCCCGCGTCATTTTCAGCGGAGCGCATGAGGAAGATGTTACGTTTGAATGCGACGACAATCTTCGGGAGGACGATGTTTACCTGACTTGAACTATCCTTATCTCCGGCTACATCCGCCTCTCTTAATTTCATATTATCATGCACTACATTATATTGCAATGTGTTGGCATATAAATTTTTCTCTAAGCGTCTGATTTTAATCAGGATATCCGCATCGTCTTGGCAAGCTTCGTCAAATAAGGAGATAATGGCATCACTTGACTTCTTTGCTTCGGGGCCTAGTTTAGTACCATGTTGATTGGTTGGCTGTTGTTTTGTTCTGGCTGCATTAGCAGCTCCCGTAGTACCACTCATCTTCATAGATGCTGTCTTTTCTGCTATTGGGATATCTACATTATACATGTATAAGTCTTTCTCTTCCTCGTCTGTCAATGGTTCTAAGCCCATTTTCTTCCGTGCTTCTGCACGGGTAATGACGTTCATCATGTATATATTTGTATAATGATTTTCTTTCTTTATTTGAGTATCAATGTCAATTTCGTTAAATGCAAATGTTACACTGTTCTCATCTGACATCGGGTCGGTAAACCCACCCTCTAATAATAATTCGGGAATTATTTCCTCATTAACAGGTATCTCTACGACAGACTGGTAGAACTTCACCAAATCCATGCCTGACTTAGATAACGTATCTGAAGTAGATCTATTGGAGGTGTTAGCCATACCAAAATCTATGTCACTCAATCCCTGGCCGCTAATAACACGGTGTCTTTGATGTTCTAATATATATTTAGCATCTAATACCTTACCTTCAGAACCTATAGCTTTTATCTGATATCTTTCCGGTGTTACCAATGCTCCCTCTGGAGGGAGTGATGCTATAATAGACCTTACATATTCTACCTCGTCTATTCCATTTGGAAGAGTTGAAGCTGGTCTATCGTCTGTCCCTACGATAAATTGGAATAGCGGAAATAAGTTCTGATGTACTAAAATCTCAAGGTTCTCCTCAGTTAAGCGGAGGGCCCTAATATCATCTTTGACGGGAACAATAAGTGGAGTGCCCAGGTCAAAGCCTGTCTTCTTATTGAAGGAGAAGTGGACAACGTCGTCTACATCCCATCTTTTTACTTTTTTACCAGTATCTGATGAAAGACCGGGGCTTTGCGTCTGTTCCCAATATTTATGAACTCCACTCTTATTTCTAATCTTTACCATTGTTTCAGGAGGAGCGCTAAAATAAGCTACGATGGGTTTAATTTTCTTCCCGTTTACAAAACGGGTTTTACCAGATGTCCCGGGATATCCTTCTTTTCTAACCTTTACCCACTCTGCATTTGAGAACTTCATTAGATTATGAAGTGTGTCTATAAATAATTTGGGCATGGATGAGCTTCTAACTTGAGCTCGGGATAACTCATCAAATCTTTTTTTAATGTATTTTACAGTTGTGGGATTTTTCCCACCAAGAGCGTAACCTTCTTTTATACCTAGACCGACCTTCTTTATATTACCAATCATAAAATATGATTCGGTGTCTTCTATCCTATGAAGTTCAGCAAAATCATAATCTTGATTCCCTGCCGAGAATGAATCTCTCCCAGACATCATATTTTGGTAATAACCAGCCAAGGGCTGTTTAACTGCTTTTATATTTGCGATAGCAGATGTCTCTTTCTGTTTTGAGGTCGCATCCATCTCTAGTCGTTTATTCTCCACGACAAGATCGGCTGGAGTTGTACCATTCCAGAAGTTCTTTATATTTTGCCAGGCACTCATAATTATAACTATATGTTTTTAAGGATTAAAAGTCAATTGACAGATCCTGATTGCAGGTCAGTCATCCATTTTGCTAATCTTTTATATTCATCCTGTGTAGCTTGTTTATAACAAGTCTCTACAATAATTTCCTTCTCAGGCGGGATAAGTTCCTTTGGAACCAACCCTCCAATTTCATCTTTATCGTCAATTTCACCACTTATTAATTCAGGGGGAACTATTTTAAATCTAACAGTTCCGTCAGTATCTATCTCTTTCACTATTTTGAATGTATCGTAGGACACTGTATTATATTCTTCGATAACCATCTCAGCACCGGTCTCACCATACCCTTCACCCCAATGTGCATCTTCCCTTTTCATTCCAGGACACAAAGAGCCACCCTTGGCTAACCTAACAATGGCCTCAGCAATCCCAATTAGTCTCGATATCCGTCGGATACTCTCAGCCACACTTATACCATCATGCATCGAAAGCCAGTCCTGACCAAGTAATTGACGTATTCCACCCTCTATCTTTGCCACGACATCGGTTATAGATTGGCTGCCCATGGTAGCATAATACAGAAGATATTCAGGAGCCAGTGTTAATGCGTTCTCTATCTCATCGGCTGCTTTATGTGCTTCCTGTTTAGCTCCATTTGGTTGATACCACTCCTCACCTTCTCGATAATCTTTTAATGTTTGTCTTACCTCAGATGTTCCGGGTACTTTACTAAGTTGATAAGTCAATGCATCCAAAATACATTCAAGTGGTGAGAATAATATAGTGATATATTTATCTAGCAAGGCTCTTAACCCTGTTAACGGAGGTTCCAACATACTTGATAGCATGTTCCACAGGGCGTCGGAAATACTAAAGTTAATACTTAATGCCAATTTAGCCAATAGCATATTTAGTACAGCAATTAATGTCACGATATCAGGGATGCACAAGAAATCAAGGAAATAGGCTAATGCACAAATATCATCAATGATGTCTGTATTGTTAAATAAATTGCCAAGTTGAAAAAGGATACCAAAACGATTAGCTATGTCCTCTTTAATTAAATCCATTAGGTCTGCTAACGGAGCTAGGTCATCAATTGCCTTCCATCTGTCAGTGCATGGTATACAATCCCCTAGCCATGAAACTATAGCATCCGAGGTATCGTCTTCTCCACTAAGACATCCCTTCCAGCTATCTGCTAATCTTTCTACTCTCGATCCCCATGCAGGACCCATATTATTATCTAACCATCTGGCTGTCGAGGAATCGTAGGCATCATCTTTTTGATGGTATTCGCTAGTAGCTCTATAACCATCATCATATTCGTTATCTGTTGAATCTCTATCGAAAGCGCTCCGATTTATATAATCAACACCTTCTCCCCATCTTTCACCAGGCTCATCTAAAACATCTTGACCGGTAGTTCCACCCTTTGTAAGATCAAAGTCTTTACTGAAGGCGGGCCATAAAGGTCCTTCTGTTTCACCGAATCCCTTCTCTTCCTCTTTTTGGCTTGCATTACTTGTTCGTTGATCAAACTGAGACATGGTAGATGCCATTGTCTCAGCATGTTTAATATTTCTAGTAAGCATCACACCCTGCATTGCATCTATCGCAATTATCCTTTTTGCAGAATCGAATTGAACCTTATCTTTTAGATATGCTTCATAAGCTTTTATAATTGTTAGGCAAGCTTTCTTTTGTTCCTCCACATCAGGGGGAATATTCACATTAGAATCTGGGTTGGGAGTAGTGGGTATCTTTCTTGGGGCGGACATTAGCTTAGTAGACTCCCAAGTGTTGAAGGATCAAATGGTTGAGCCACAGGTGCAATGCCTGCCACATCTGTTGGGAAATATATCCTTCTGTCATATGGCAATGGTATGTTATCACCAGAGAGTACATCTAGCGAGGCTGCATCCACATATCCCATTATCACATATTTTGTACCTAGCATAACAGGGTTGGGAAATTTAGGTGGGATAGCTTCTACAAGGGATGTATTAACAACAGCTCTTGCAGTTTGTAGGGTAACAGATGGAGCCGCTGCTGTTAACGCGACGATATGCTCATGCAATGCAATAGCTTCATACATTGTTAAAATAGCTTTTGATATCTTTGCATGATAATTGATCATATCATCTTGATGCACAAAATCTTTAGCAATCAATGGATAGAGCATATAGTAAAGTTCTAAAATCTGTTCTTTTTGAACTTCGGATCTTGTTCTATTAAACCCAAGCATTATAGGGACATGGCTTCCGCAGTTATCTGATTAAGCTGTTCGAGATATTGAGCAGCAGTCAAAAACATATCATAAGTAACTTTTGTATTACTACCCTTAAATAATTTTGAAACAGCTCTTGCAAGGTCAGGCGCTTTCTGGAAATCAACTGGCATATCTAATCCACCTGATTTTTGAACTCTGGAACGGAGTAGATTTCTTAAATCATTAGCCAATTTCTTAATACTATTATACTCTACCTGAGCTTGTGAAGGGGTTAATCTTTGTGTCTCTTCATTCTTTGTAATTCTGTCTATATCTGATTGGGACATCTCTTGAGCAGAAATACTCGCTAATGTAACTTTTTTAGGATATTCTATGATAGTCTCTTTAAGACGAGAGTGGTCTTCAGATGACAACACCTTTGCTTGATCTGGATATTGAATATCAAAAACAAAATCTATGTTAGTTGTGATAGTCATCCTACACCTTCACTAGATCATATGCTAAGTTTAACGATACGCCTAACTCAACTAGCAATGGTGTTCTTGGGGGAGTAGAAGTATATATCCAGAATGGATAGTACTGTTGATCTTCTATCTCTGTAAAATAGTAATTTTTAGGGGATACTGTTCCATAGGTATCGGTTGTATATACTGGATCGGCTGAGATTCTGGCATCCCAATCATCTTGAGTTGGTTGCCTGTCACCAGTCAGCATTTTGAGTTTAATACCATACTGGTTATCTGGCCCTATTATACTAGATGGCGTCGGTGTCAAAACCAGATTTTTAATAGTATAATCTGCATCAGGGTTATGGAGAAATACTTTTTGTATTAGGACAGATTCATCAATTCCATTATGAGTTGCACGGAATGGATTTTCCATTGAGCCGTTCTCAGATAGTCTTGTGAATTGTCCAAAACTTGCATCATATGTATACACGCCTAATTTATCTGACATCCTAGTTCCTTCACTAAATATTTGATCGTCTAGGTTTCCTACCCTTATTGCCCTGTAATCTTGATAATCTTCCGTATCTGCCCTTAAGCAAAGTGACTGACTTGACACTTGATACTATATCACCACCACTTGACCGTGGCAAGATAGGTTTCTTCCCTTCTCGTGGAAGGTCCACACACCTTCCATTCTCTCTAAACTCTTCGTCTTCTTCTCTACGGAGTCTCATCTCTCTCATGTAATTTTCTAATTCAGGGGCAGACATCTCACCAATGCCTTCTAAATCCGGGGGGAGATATGAACTTCCATCTATTGGTAGTACAGAGATGCCCATTGAAACGGGCGCTGGGCGAGCCAAGTCACTAAATTCTAGAACAAACCCATGAACACTTAAGACAAATGCGTCAAGCTTATGATCAGGGATAGCTGGATTAGCTCCACCATACCTGGGAGCTCCGGTATAAGAGATTGTTTTAATACAATAATTTTCTAGCTCGGTGACAAATTCTTTGTCAGCATAGGAAGATATTTCTATCTGGTCTCTCTCAAATCTTCGCTGAGTGTTCTCTACCATAAATGGTTTTAGAGGACGTTTTATTCTGGCGCCCGGGAGGAACGGATCTTCTGTTTCAATCGAAGATCCGAAATCAACAGCATGTACTATCTTAAGTAAGTTTATATCTGCCTCACTTCCCCTGTTGGCAGAAGCATTAACAGCTATCTCATGCAACCTTTCTACGGCAGCATGACCACCACCACCTCTATCGATGTTGATAACAAATGGACGGTAAATTCTATTTAATTCTACAATCTTTTCTACGGCTTGTCGTTCTGACCAGTCTGTATGTGGAATACCTACGATATCCTTTACTCTTAGGATAACCTTGTTTTCTTTATTTATACCCTCAAGCACACATACTTGTGTACCAGCCATTGGATTCCAGTCAACTCCAATAGTATAAATAGCATCGGGGATTACTCCATCACCATAGTTATAATCTCTCTTTGCCCTATCAATATATGAGACTTGGAATACACCAGCTTCTTGAGACGTGTACTCTGCAAGGACCTCCCTTTTATAAGAATCTTCAGTAGGTTGGAGATCTCTTTGTTCATACTCCATTCTCTTTGACCACATCGGAGAAACCATAGAGGGGAAGTGGAATGATCGATACTGAGGATCGTGATCCCATCTGTAAAAGTGCTCTCTCCGGCCTGATGGTGTAGAGGATGCGATAAGTTCAACATCAGGGAAATCCATCATAATGGCCATGACAGATTCCAAGTCTGCTGGCATTAGATAGTCGGCTTCATCAAGAATAATAGTGTGAGCCTTCTGACCACGAATTGAAGTGGCGCCGCTGGAACCACCCTGTCCAGTAGTAAAACCTCTGACCTCGCTC